GCCGAAGTCATAGACCTGTTAGCGGCCTATCCGGGGCGAGAGTTCCGCATGATCCAGATTGTGCGGCACGTCAGTAAAGGCATGGAGCTGTCCAACGCACAACGCAACGCCATGCGCGAAGGTGTCAAGCGCGTGCTGGTGCAACTGCAGGACTCAGGTCAGGTGGACAAGATCAAAGAGGGTGAAACCTCTGCCTTTTACGCCTGGCGTTGCAGTCTGCAACATGGGCCGCTATGAATCTGCAAGCGCAATTGCAATAATGGGCGTGCAAAGTTGCGTCCAATGCAAACGAAACAACCCCGAGCAAGAAATTGCTGCGGGGTTTTTTATTGCCTGGTCGCAGTGCCTACGCACAGTCGTCGATTCGCCATCGAGAAGATGGCCAGCACCGTTCAGGAGAACTACACAAGATGAACTTTGAACAGATCAGTAAAGCCATTATTGATCGAATGGTGGCATTGACCGGGATTGCTCAGGAGCACATCGAGTACCCCAATGCCCACGCGGCCTTTACGCCGCCGGATACGGGCGTCTGGTGCCGTCTGCTGATCAAGAATACCGATTCGGAAATGACAGGCATGGGTGCGAAACCCTATACCCGCAAATCCGGCGAGATTCTGATCGAGTGCTTTGATCGTTTGGGTCAGGGCCGTCAGGAGCTGGATCGCTTGAGCGATGCCCTGGATGATCACTTTTCCTTCTGGTCTGAAGGGGCGTTGGAATGCCTGGGCCTGAGCCAAGTCGATGTGGCGGCGGATGACCCGCAAAAACGACCACAACGCGAAGAGTTCTACCAGATCAACCTGACCGTCCCGTTCCGGGCCGGTTGATTTTTTACCTGTTTTTTTGTGCCGACCTCGCGTCGGTTTTTTTTTTGCCTGCATACAGGAGAGATGCATTATGAGTTCTGGCGCTAAAGTTACTAGCTACCTGGTTAAAGAAACCGTTCCCGGTGTGACCCCTGGTTCGGGCTGGCAGACGCTGCGCGTCACCGGCAACACACTGACTCCGACTCTGAACAAGGAGGAGTCCGAAGAAATCACCGATTCGCGTATTGGTCAGGGTTCGATCGTGACCAGTATTGATATTGGTGGTGACATCACGGGCGAACTGTCCTACGGCACGTTTGACGAGCTGCTGGCGGCCGCCTTCTACGGTGAGTGGAAAGAGAACAAGCTGAGCGTTGGCGAGACCCGCAGCACCTTCAGCGTGGCCAAAGCCTATCGTGACGTGGATGTGTACGCGCTGTTCAAGGGTGCGCATGTCAGCACCTTTGCCCTGGAAGTGCCTGAAGAAGGCAAAGCCACCGTGACCTTCACCATGTCTTGCCTGGATTACGAAGACAAGGAAACTCCCTTTGCCACCGATCCGGCCGAGCCCAGCCAAACGCCTTTCATGTCCTCGATCAGCGTGGGCGATGTGAAGGCCAATGGCGTGTCTCTGGCTGGCCAGGCTTGCGTATCGGGCCTGACCCTGAACATTGACAACCAGCTGCAGACTCAACGCTGCTTTGGTGCCGAGCGTTTGGGCCCTGGCGCCCTGATTGAGACCGCAGCAGCCATCACCGGCACGGTGACCCTGGCTTGGTCTCAGAAGGCCTGGGAGCTGTGGAAGAACCAGTTCAAGCGCACCCCGATCGCCATTTCCTTCCCGATCACCGACTCTCTGGGCAACAAGTACGAGATCGATCTGCCCGCTATTGAGGTCGATGGTGACCTGCCTAACGGTGCCAAGGGCGATATCCTGAAAGTGGAGCTGAACTTCACCGTGGCCAAGCAAACCCCCGTGCTGACTCGTAGCCCCGTTGCTGCGCCTGCCCCTTAAGGAGTGATGGCATGGCTTTGAAGATTAATCGCCTGGAATCGGTTCTGAGTCAGGAGCGGTGGGAGGATTATGACGAGGATGTGTCTTTCAAGATTGCTGCGCTTGATACTGAGGCTTATCAAATAGCCCTCGAGCGAGCACGACGCTTGATTGCTCGGGAAGATGCAGGGCATTCGCTAGCGGCCATTCGTGTTTCAAGTAACGATGTCCGCGAGCATGATGTCCAGTGCCAGTTGTTGAGCACGTATATCGTCAAGGACTGGAAGGGTGAAGTCCTGGATGAAGCGGGCAACGTCATTCCTTATTCGCCGGAGAATGCGACCAAGCTGCTGTCAGAGAACACAGATCTCTTTGTCTGGGTGATTGCGACAGCGGCCCATGTTGCTGCCAACGCGAAGAAGGAGGCCCAGGAAACCGTGGAAAAGTCCTCGCCCGGTTCCAGTGGGAAAAAGAGTGGGCCGGGCAAAATGAAAAGCGCAAGCTGATTCATTCGACTCTCGGTGCTCAGATCCCGGATGAACCTCCCAGTGATCCCATTACGGATCATGTCATCCGTGTTTATTGTGCTGCAGACCGTTGTCGGAGTGTCGTTGTCGGAATGGGCGGGGCGGTGCCATTGCCCCTCTCTACCGAGAACATAAGTGCCGTGGTCCAGGCATATGGAACCCCACTATCCCGGCAAGAGCTGGATATGGCTGTGTTTGAGCTTGATCGCTTGGAACGCAGCTGATGGCCAGGTGGTGGGAGCAGGAGGGGGGCCAGCCGGGTTTGCATGTCTACCTGGCTGGCCCCATTAGTTTGATTGGGTTCAGGTCCTGGGATTTGAATCAGCGTCTATGTGCGGTTTTCCCTGCTTTGGCAGGGTTTTTTTTATCTGGAGAAATTGAATGGCGCAAGAGTCTCGATTGACTATTACGCTCGATACTCGGTCGGCGGAGCAAGGGGCCAAAGATCTGACGCTTGCCCTAAATGCAATGGAGGCGGCTGGCATTCGTGTTGCGACCATGTCGGATCGAGTCAATGGCAGTATGGCAGGCGTCAGTAAAGCGACTCTTTCGAGTGCAGCCTCTACTGCTGTGATGGACCGAGTGTTGAAGTCTGCCTTAAGTAGTTTTTCGGCCATGGATTTGATTGAGATGGCCGAGCAGTGGGATAGCTATGCCGAGCGTATGGCGGTTGCGACACAGTCTTTAGGCGAGTACGACCAGGCCCAGGCACGGGTGGCGCAGCTTGCTCAGGCGACATCCCGTCCTATTGATGAAACACGTGAAGCATTCATCGCACTTTCTCCGGCTTTGCGGGAGATCGGCCTTGGCTTTGATCAAAGCATGGATGCGGTAGGGGCCTTTTCTGGGCTGTTGGCAACGAATGGAGCCAGTGCACAGAGCGGTGCAGTCGCCATGGAGGCGTTTGCCAATTCGTTTCGTACCGGTGCGGTTAACGCCAGCGACTGGGCGCAGATTACCGGTACTGTTGATTCCCTGATTTCCCATATGGCCGACAGCACGGGGAAAACGACGGCAGAGATTGATCAGTTGGGCAGGAGTGGGCAGATGTCTGCCCAGATGTTGGCTCAAGGTTTGGCATCTTCTTATATCCCTGCCTTGCAGCAACTGGAGTTGATGCCCAAGACAGTCAGTGGCGCGTTGACGAACTTGAACTCGGCATTTAGCGAGTACGTAGGCAATACGAATAACTCCTTGCAAGCAACGACATTGTTGGCTTCGGGAATCAACTTTATTTCCCAGAATTTTGAGTCGTTTGCCGATGTGCTGGGGACTGTGGCCCTGGGTGCACTGGGGGTTTATACGTCGCGGACTATTGGTGCTGTTGCGGCAACTGTGAGTGCCACTGTGGCGAGCCATACCAAGGCTGCTGCTACGCTTGCTGCTGCCAGAGCGGAAGCACAAGCTGCGGCTGCGGCTTTGGCAAGCGCACGAGCAAGTTTAGGTTTGACAACGACTCTTGCGCAGTTAACAACAGCAAAAAATGCGTCGGAGGCCGCCAGTAGGCGTCTTGCTGTAGCGCAAGCGGCAACGGCGGGAGTCGG